CCCTACAAATAACGATTTGTCCATTAATAAACTTAAAATACAGGATTTAAACAATTTAGACGTATCGTTTACAGTAAGAGAACTATCAAATAATAACTTTTATGAACCTATTTCACCAGATACTAGTAATTGTTTTACAGGTACATTTAGCAAGGATAAAAAAAATTTCATTCTTGAACTATCTAACCACACATTTGTAACCTCATTCTCTTATGAACGCAATGAAAAAATTTTTAATATCGACGATAGTAATAACACTATTATTTATTCCATTGACGAAAATAAATTAGCAAATGATGTTTCTGTAAATGATATATGTTTAAACAATTATGTTTTTAAAATAAAATTACCTGAAGGTAATTGGAGTATATCTGAAATTAATGCTTTACTTGCAGAAACCAGCGGTAATTATTATAGTCAAGAAAAAAATGTATCCATGAATGTAGAAGCATATAAAACATCCGGTTCTTTAACTGATATTAGCAATGTGCAATCGACAAATATTAGTACAGACGGATTAAAACCAAGAAATACACATTTTAATAAATATGTTCCTTTTACTGCCCTTTATATTAATAATAAACCTTCACTAATAACGTCGTTTGATTATCAAATACATGATATATCTGGACATAGACAACCCAATAATATTTATACGTTTTACGATAAAAGTACTTTCTTAGAATATTTCTTTGACCCTAGTTATCTTGTTCCTTATGATTCATCAGGTAACGAAATCAGTGGCGGTATTATACCAGATAATTTTATATCGTATAATTGGAATTATCCTACAAGTTACAATAGTATCAAACGTTTGGGAAGTAACGTAATAAGTCATCAGACGAGAGAAGATGGTGATATTTCTAATAGTCATTATCAAAATATTTTATTTAATTTAAAAATGGATTCCTTCAATCTATACGCCATTTACGACCCTTCGACCAATATTAGCGATGGTTATGATATTAGTTTAGGAAATAATATACCTTACGATAAAGAAACCTTTGTATATGACCATTATAAACGTATCAATGAAACTGGGAATTTTATCAATTATGAAGACTTAATTCCTGACCTTTCAACCAATACGCCGCGATATGAGATATCCAATAATTGTGTTCCTATATTAGATACATCTATCAACGATAATTCTAACTGTAAAGGATTATATTTGAATGATATAAGTATCAACAGACTACTAACAAATATTGAAAAAAAAATTTTCATTAATTATTATAAAGACTTAATTAAAGATAATAGTAATAATTATATCTTAAAATATAATATATCTAATTCTACGTTAATTTTTGATACTAGTGTCGTTTTTCAAACTCCAATAAACATTATTCCATTCTCTAAATTAATATTTAAAGACTACTATGATGGTGAAGATATTGGTACTAATGACCCAGGAAGTTACAATGATATTTCAAATTCTTACACCACAGCAATATATGCAAATTATCTAAATTCCTATAAAATAGAAACAGGAAATATTTACAATCTTTCTGACGACAGAGAAAAACACAACGAAACCGATTTAAGTAACTGCATTCAAACCATTAATAAAATTAAACCATATAAATACTATAAAACTATTATACCTTATATTGAAAATAATACTCTTAATGTTAATAATCTACCAAATGATGCGAAAATAGAAACTGGATATATCGCGCAAGATATATCTGCCATTCCTGAACTTACACACCTTGTAAATGACGACAATGCAATGCTTAGTTTAAATTATAATGGTGTTCAACCATACCTTACTGGTGCGATAAAAGAATTAAATACAAAAATAAAATCAAACGATATTATTATTAACGATTTAAAAAATAGAATAAATATTCTTAAAAATAATATATAAGGTTATAATATATGTCAACATTCACATTTACTTTATTAGGTCAAGGAATTAGGGGCTTATCTGCTGTTAAAACCTCTAATACAACCAACGAATTTAGCTTTTCTACGGAAAGAAAAATTGTAAGTAAATCATTCCCCACAACATCTAAATCAAATGGCAATTTTATAATGACTAATAATTTTGCTCAAACCCCGTTCCGTCTTGCCATGAATGCCGGCGACCCAGATTTAAAAATAAGAGGGGGGCCAAAAAGTACACGCCCGCCCGCTTCAGGAAAATCCGCAAATTTTGTGTACGATTCGTCTGATTACACACGTTTTAAAAAACTACAAGCAAGAAACAGAAATTACAACGATAGCGCATTATAAATTTTATTATACTAATATATATGCCTGGCAATAATCTAACTTCAACTAACACCGCATTGCATGGTAATATGTTTTCAATATATAAAACTTATAGTAATAAGAATTCTGGTGGTGGTTCGTTTGGAAAATACCAGGATTCAAGCAGTTATACTAATTTAAAAAAAATTAATGCTATTAAAGAAAATGTTCAAAATAAAACTAATTACAGCGATGGTGGCAATGTTAATACAGTGAAATCACATCTAGGAAAAATGCGGAGTTTAGGCACAATTACTCCAAAAAAATTTAACAAATAAATATTTATATTTATATTTATTATATGATTGATACAAATATGAATAAATATTTAGTAGAATTTGTTGGTACTTTATTTTTCATTTACATTATATTGGCGGTTGGACAACCACTCGCCATCGGTGCCGCACTCGTAATCGCTATATTAATTGGAGGAAAAATATCTGGTGGTAACTTTAACCCAGCAGTAACAATAGCAATGACCGTTGCCGGAAAATCTGAACAAAAAGACATGTTGCCTTACATACTCGCACAAGTATCAGGCGGTCTTCTTGCGCTCGAATTGTATAAACACACATTTTAATACGATATAATATTTAATACGATATAAAATTTTTATTGTATTAAATATTTATATGGATATTAACTGGAAAATTATTGAAACATATTTTAAAGATAATCCCGATCACCTAATTAATCATCACCTCACATCATACAACGACTTTTTTAATAAAGAAATCTTCAATATCTTTAAACAAAAAAATCCAATCAAAATTATGAAACAACCAATTACGACCAAAACAAAATCTAAGGAACATAAATATAAATGTAATCTTTATTTAGCAGGTAAAGAAGGCAACAAAATATATTATGGGAAACCAATAGTATACGATGAGAATAATTCACATTATATGTATCCTAATGAAGCACGATTAAGAAATATGTCATATGGATTCTCAATACACATTGATGTAGACGTGGAATTCGAAATCATGAATGACGACGAAACTTTTGAAACACAAACTATCAGTTTGGATAACATATTTCTTGGAAGATTCCCAATTATGTTAAATTCTGACCTTTGCGTCTTGAAAACATTATCTCGCGATGTTAAATTTAACATGGGTGAATGCAAAAACGACAACGGTGGATATTTTATTATCGATGGAAAAGAAAAATCCATAATATGTCAGGAAAAATTTGCCGATAATATGCTTTATATTAGGGATAAGTATAGCGATATATATAGTCATACTGCCGAAATTCGTTCTGTTTCAGAAGACTCGTCTAAACCTGTAAGAACCAGTGCCATCAGAATAGTTGCACCTTCAACCACTCTCACAAACAATCAGTTTGTTGTCGTTATTCCAAACGTTAGAAAACCTATTCCGTTATTCATATTAATGAGAGCATTAGGTGTAATATCAGACAAAAAAATAATTGAATTTTGTTTACTTGATATTAATGCCAACTCTGATTTAATAGAGTTGTTTGTACCTTCCATACATGATGCATCCAAGATCTTTTCAAGAGAATTAGCAATCAAATATATTGCCACCTTTACAAAAGGTAAAACCGTTCCTTATGTATTAGAAATATTATCTGATTATTTCTTACCACATATAGGAGTAGACAATTTTATAGATAAAGCTTACTTTGTTGGATACATGACATATAAATTGATAAAAGTATTCACAGGAACAGAAAAACCCACCGATAGAGATAACTTTAAATATAAACGCGTTGAACTTACAGGCAAACTCATATCCGACCTATTTAAAGAATATTATACTTTACAGCAAAAAAATATATATTTAAAAATAGATAAAGAATACTATTATCATGAAGGCATTTATGAAAACAATTTTCAAAATCTTATACTAAATAATTATCAGGAGTATTTTAAAGAAAGAATACTTGAAAATGGATTTAAAAAAGCATTTAAAGGAAATTGGGGTGCTACCGAACATACAAAAAAACTTGGTCTCGTACAGGATCTTAACCGTCTTTCATTTAATTCCTTCATATCTCAACTTAGAAAAGTAAATTTACCATTAGATTCAAGTGCAAAGGTTATAGGACCAAGATTACTACACGGTTCACAATGGGGTATTATAGATCCTGTTGATACACCTGACGGCGGTAATGTAGGGTTACATAAACATTTATCTATATCTACACTTATCACCGACGGATATTCAAAGTATAAACTCATACCAATATTAAGAAAATTAAATATGTCCTTCCTACAAGAATGTGTACCTAATCAAATATATCATCTTACTAAAATCATGATTAACGGTGATTGGTGTGGATTAACTGATACTCCTTTTCAAATAGTTAGCATTTTAAGATTCTATAAAAAAATCGCTATAATTCCAATATACACCAGTATATCATGGGATATTAAAGAAAAAATTGTTTATATTTATACCGACTCGGGAAGACTTGCTAGACCCATTTTCTATATAGAAAATGACAAACCATCTTACGATAATCCTTCCTTTATTGAAAAAATTAAAAATGAAACCATCACTTGGGAAAATATCGTTTCTGGATTAAATACAAAACACCTAGAATATTCTACACAAATTAATAATGTATACACTCTTCAAGACCTATATAAAACTAGTTCAACCAAGACCGAGGATGTAGGCAGTCTTAATAAAAATAAAGCTATTGTTGAATATATAGATAGTGCAGAGTCTGAAACCGCATTTATAACTACAAACGCTTCAAAAATGGAAAAACGACATACTCATATTGAAATACATCCATCGTTAATATTTGGAGTTATGGGGAACCAGGTTATATTTCCTGAAAATAACCAACTTCCTCGGGACCTTTTCTCATGCGGTCAAAGCAAGCAAGCCGTTTCCGTATATCATTCTAATTATCAAAACCGAATTGATAAAATGGGGGTTGTATTAAATTATGGACAAATTCCTTTAATTAAGAGCAAGTATCTTAAACACATAAATAACGAACAACATCCTAATGGTGTTAATGCTATTGTAGCTATTATGTGTTATACTGGATATAATACCGAAGATGCAGTCCTCTTTAATCAAGCATCAATACAGAGAGGGATTTTTAATACTACATATTTCAATTCTTATGAGGCACGCGAGGAAAGCACAAAAGTAGCAGGTTCAAATATTGACGTTAAATTTGCTAATATTGAAAATAAATTAAACGTATTTAATCTTAAACCTGGTTACGATTATAGTCATCTTGATGAATATGGACTTATTAAAGAAAATACAAAACTTGACGACAAAATAGTTCTAATTGGAATGGCATTGTCTGATATTACCGACCCAAATAAAGCAGTTGATTCTTCTATTTCACCTAAAAAAGGGCAACTTGGATATGTTGATAAAACATTCATGACCGAAGGCGAGGAAGGATTCAGAATCGCCAAAGTAAGAATACGTGAAGAAAGAATACCAGCAATAGGTGATAAATTTTGCAGTCGGTGCGGTCAAAAAGGAACCATCGGATTAATTATACCAGAATCTGACATGCCTTTTACAGCAGACGGACGACGCCCCGATATGATCATTAATCCTCATGCATTACCATCTAGAATGACTATTGGACAACTCGTAGAAACAGTCATGGGGAAAGCTCATCTAGAAATAGGAGGATTTGGTTCGTGTACGGCTTTCAACAATGAAGGTAATAAAAGCGAAATGTATGGAGATATATTATCTAATTATGGTTATCATTCTAGCGGGACTGAACTTTTATATAATGGTATGACCGGTGCCCAAATAACAAGCGAAATATTTATGGGACCAACATACTACATGCGACTAAAACATATGGTTAAAGATAAAATTAATTATAGAGCAAATGGTCCCCGTTCAAATCTTACAAGACAAACCGTAGGCGGACGTGCCAACGATGGTGGATTAAGAATAGGAGAAATGGAACGCGACGGAGTTTTGGCACATGGAATGTCTAACTTTCTTAACGAGTCTTTAATGGTTAGAGGTGACGAATATTATGTCACAATATGTAATAAATCCGGATTATTGGCAATTTATAATAAAGAACAAAATATATATTTAAGTCCAGCCGTAGATGGACCCATTAATTTTACACAAAATAAAGAAGGAAATTATAATGTTGATATGACTTCTAAAAATGGCAAGTCTTTTTCAATTGTAAGAGTACCGTATTCCTTCAAATTACTTATGCACGAATTGGCTACAATGAACATTCAAATAAGAATAATTACAGCTGATAATATTGAGCAAATAGCTCATATGTCTTACTCAAACAATATTAATAAACTTTTGCAAACTTCAGAACCTAACATCACCAATACTATTAGAAAACTCGTTAGAACAAACCGCGACAAAGAATTTAAATTCACACTTAAACCTGAAACAACAGAATATACTGTAATTGGTCAACCTGTTGCTCCTACACCTGCTCCTGTCGTCGCTCCTACACCTGCTCCTGTCGTCGCTCCTGTCGTCGCTCCTACACCTGCTCCTGTCGTCGCTCCTACACCTGCTCCTGTCGTCGCTCCTACACCTGCTCCTGTCGTCGCTCCTACACCTGCTATGATTAAACCATTATTGCAAGATTTATTAGTGCAACAAAAAGTTAAATTTGTGGGAGACGAATCAAATAGTGATTGGGTAATTACGGGAATTGATGATGAAGATATTATTATACGTTCTAATGTTACAAATGAGTTTACACTAACAACAGTAGACGAATTAAGAATACCGGCACCTCAAACTGAATATTCACCCCCTTACAGACCTAATACTCCAACGGAAGATTCACCCCCTTACAGACCTAATACTCCAACGGAAGATTCACCTCCTTTCAGACCTAATACTCCAACTGAATATTCACCCCCTTACAGACCTAATACTCCAACTGAAATTTCACCTCCTTACAGACCTAATACCCCAACGGAAGAATTAAAAGAAATTGAGATATTATTGCCAACAGAAGAAACTAAAATTGGTGAGGGAGAAGATAAACCTGGTGATGGAGAAGAACGCAAACAAATAAAATTATAATTGAAATGATTTAATATTAATTAAAGTATATATATATAATGACCTCTACAAGCGAAACAATTCAACAGATTTATAAATCTAGAAACAACCTAATAGATATATTACAAGAAAGGAACTTTAATGTAAGTGATTATAATGAATTTAGTATTAATGAAATTAATATAATGGTAACTAATAATCAATTAGATTTGCTACTTGAAAATACTTCTAATTCACAGAAAATTTTCGTAAAATATTATTTAGGAAAATCTTTGCGACCCAACAATATTAATGATATTGTAGAAGACATATTTAATTTAGAAACTATCCTAAGTAAAAACGATGAATTACTTATTATAGTTAAAGATGATATCAATGATTCCATAAAATCAACACTTGTTAAAATATGGAACGAACATAAAATTTATGTTTCTATTATAAGCATTAAAAGATTACAATTTAATATTCTTAAACATACACTAGTACCTAAACACTCTGTGCTTACCGATGACGAAAAAATCGCAATTAAACAAGAATATAATATTACAAATGATTCTAAATTTCCAGAAATTAGTCGTTTTGACCCAATAGCAACAACAATAGGATTAAAACCAGAACAACTATGTGAAATTACCAGACCAAGCAAAACTGCTATTACTAGTAAATACTACAGATTATGTTATAACAAATAATATTCTGTTTTATATATGTGTGATTCCGATAAATTCGGTATTAGTATAGTGAATTACCCTGATAGTGATTGTGTTCCATCTTCGTTATTTTTTGATTATCAAGCCTACACACAATATACATTCAACTCGTCAGATTGTATGCCAAATAATTTATTCAATGATATTAGTAATGGTGTAAATTATATAAAAATAACCAGTGATGGTGATGGTGAGCCTTGTAGCGGCACAATTGATTTTTATGATTATGCGAATGAACATTTAAAAACTTATAAAAGGTTTCTTTGTGATAAATTACCAAATAAAACTCATGTTGATGTTGATATAAAAGAAATATGTGAAACCGCAGAAGCCAGTAGTGATAATGATAATATTACTTCTAATGAGAGTTGGAGTTGGAATCCACAAGGCACGTCCGATATATCATTTACTTACGAAGAATGGAAAACTATAAAAAAAAATTTAAATAATGATTCTAGAGAAAAACAGCTTAAATATGATAAAAAACTTCAATACAATAGTAAAAAATTCGAAATATATTCATTGCTTATAGTTATCCCAATTTTATTATTCATACTGAAAAAATATTAATCGTATAATATATTATATGGAATATACTAATGATTATAATAAATACAATAATTACATAAAAACATGTGAAAAATATGATAGTTATATTGATGATGACATCAATTTATACAATTTAAAAAATAAACTAGATAATTTATCGCATAAAAACAATGATTACGATTATTATACTGGTTTGTTAGACTTAAATAGAAATATTGATAACGTATTTAGTAAAATTAGCGATAATTTATATAGTAAGAAAAATTACACTATGGAAGATGAAAAACTAAAAAATAGATGCAACGCAAACATAGCTAAAAAACAAATTGAATTATATACAGATTTTAAACGCACAACAGAATTAAATAATACTGTATTTGATACATCACTCAATACATATTCATCATTAGTAACCGAAATAGCAGGCAGAAATGATGTAGAAGCAAGTCTTCATAAAAATAGATTATATATGTATTTAATCTTGATAGCTATCATTGTATTATTAGCTATATTCTTAATAATTTATCTTTAGATAAAGTATATGGAAGAATATGATAAAAAATTATATAAACACCTTATTTCAACTGACGATTTAGACGAGGATTATAATAAACTTCATACAAGTTATTTACGTAACAAGGACAGTTCAAAAACACGTTCTACAAATTATATATGGATGATGATCTACTTACTAATTATTATTGTTTTATTACTATTAGCATTTATTACTAAATAAACATTTATAAAATAATTTATTATGTTATTATATAAATGAGTACTATTGATATTGATAATTGGAGTGACGAAGTAGAAAAAAACACAAGAAGAATGGCTGAAATTAATAGGTATTATGAATTAAAATATAACGCATATAAGAATATTGGCATTGAAGTTATACTAGCATTAATTGTTATTATAATTGTTAATATTTTAGGAAATTTTATACCAGAAAATTTTGAAAAATACACTGTTTATGTAACCGTTATATTAGCGGTAGGAATAATATGTAGAACTGCTTTAAAACTTTATGATGTCTTTATACGTTCAAATAGAAACTTTCAAGAATATGATTTTGGTGACCCAGATGACGAATATAGATTAGAAGTGTCCGAAGAGAACCCTACCCCAACATACGCATCCACATTTAATACAAGTGATATATCTTTTCCTGTAGCTGAAATAACCAGTTTTAATTAATAAAAGAATTATATTTTTAATATATATAGTATGATGGTTTTAATAAAAAATAAGAAATTATTTATATTTATTTTATTTACATTAATTATTTTTGTAACGTCATTTAAGAAACTAGTAGAGAGTTCGACAACAGTTCGGGATCCTTTATATGAAGATGACTATATAAATATATCTGTGAATAATTCCAGTAATGAAACACCCCAATGTCTTTCAGTTAATTGTAACCATCTTGTGAACAAAAATTTAAATGCAAATAATAATGGTAAGACATATGATGAAGATGGTGACCTTGCTGCTTATTGTTGTAAATCTTGTAGAGACAGTGGTGGTGCTGAACATGATGATGGGTGCAGCAAATACGGTGGAAGTTGCAACACAAATATTAGTGGTTTCCGGGGAAATAAAAATATAGAAGGCATGATGAATTGTGATGGGATAATTGACAATGGAAGAAATATATGTTATACACTTGAAGATAATGAAGAAATGATGGAAGAACCTAGTTTAGATAATCCCGAATCTTGTGGTCCTTATTCATTTTATCAATGTTTTAAAGATCCTAATTGTGCAAACCATATGAATAATATTAATATGTCTTCATATGAAGAACTTGAACCTCAAAATAACCCAGAATGGCAATCAAATATAACTAATATGCTTAGTTTTAAACATTTTAATAATTTAAATAATGAGACAGATAATGATGGAATACCAGGTAAAACACTAGGTGGAAATTATTGTATTGATTTATGCACTAAAGCTAAGGATAATGAAGATGGAACCGGTGGCAGTGCAAATGCTGACTTAGATGCTCGTATGAACAATGAAGACAATGATATACGTAATGCGGCTCTTTGTGAAAAATCTAATGCAATATGGAGAGCAAAAATGTTATGCAATAGTTGTTTAACGCGAACAAAAGATGCTAATGGTTGTACTGGATTGACTAATGATCCTAATTATCGTAAATTGTCATGCCATGCCAACGCTAAATATAAAAACACAAAGGAAATTCAAGATAAACAAAGTATTATAGAAACAGATCGAAATGGTGAGGTCAATTACAATCGTTTTAAAGGAAGCGACTCCGGGGATGGGGTATTTAAAGATTCAGAACTTGTTGATGATGATATTGGCACTCCGCCAAATATATTAGACGGGAAAGGTTGGACAGATGAAAGAGACAAGACTGATATAGAATTTGGATGTAGATTAAATTGTGCATATGACATGCTTGATAACTGTTTCAGCGAAGGTCCAAACAATGATGAGATAAGTACTATTAAAAATCAATGTAGAAAAGCATGTGACAAGCGACTTCCGGCTTGGGCATATTACCCAAACGACATAGGTAATTTGGAACAAGAAAATGTCGACCTTGAAGACGAGGATGGTTGGTTAGATGTCACTGATAATACACCACAGAAATGGTCTGACTGGAGTAAGATATTTTCACCTGGATTTTCACCTCCGCAACCTGATGATGTCTAATATCTCTTACACCTTTAAAACAAATAAACATAAATTATTTATATTTATATTTATTATATGACTAATTGCGATGAAAAATGTTTATTTAAAAAAAATATTGATGATATAGAAAAGCTTAAGTCAAATAATCCCTATTATGAATCGCTTTTTGATAACTTTTTAACTGATAATTCTATAAATAATGATGTTAATCAAAGAAAATCTTTTTATTATGATAGTGTAAATAATAAATTGAATAATTTTATCTATATTATAAAAATAGTTTATTTTATATTACTTGCTGCTTTCGTAATAAAAACTATGATCATTAATAAAAAATACAATGATGATAAATTGTGGGCAATGGTATTTATAATAACAGTATATCCTTTTACCACAACTTATATGGAAACGCTTTATAATTATATAATAGGTAATATCTCTAATGCCATTCCACAAAATGTATACGATACCTTATAAATCTTCATGGGTCATCTTCATGGGTCATCTTCATTATCAAACTCGTCCTCATCATCTAATGAGATACCCAACCATCCAACTCCCTTCTGGAATTTACCAAATTTACTATTCATAAAGTCAAACAATCCTTTACCATTGGGAGGTGCACCGCCATAATTCAATTTCCACCATTGATTGAAATTATCTTTCAATTCTGTTTGTGTCTCAATTTTACCATTCTCCGCAATCTTAATATTATCTCTAATATATTCTGCAAAATGATCTTGTGTTTCCCTATAAAGTTGCGACTTAGCACAAACAATATCACAATCAATTACCTCACCCTTAGTTTGTAATGCCTTATTAACAAGCATGGCCATAAATACACATTTCCACTCTTCAAATTTCGTTTCTATATGTTTATCCACCTTAAATTGATATGGCTTTTCAGTATCATTATCTACCGGATTTTCTGTAAATAATGAGATAAAATCGCATACACGGATTCTCCTCCATGTACCATCATCATTACTTTTAATATCAAACAATTGATTCACGCACGCCACCAATTTAAACTGAGGCACAAATGTAACCGTGTCTTTAAACAACGCTCTTCCTTGAATTGGATCTCCACCTGTGATTTCTTTCATAATACCCTCATTGATTGAATCACCCAACGATGGTTCCTGCATAACCGCATAGCGTACACCCATTAATTGAACGATTTCCGATGAGGTGCTACCAATGCTATTGCGCTTTTGTGTGATTAGTGTGATTGGAACGGTTGCTTTATAATCTCCCAAAATAAGCGACATAAATTCTACTAACTTACTTTTACCATTTCTTCCACGACCTGTATAAATATTAAATGTTTGATTGCTGTTCATACCTAGCAATGTTGATGCCAGATGCTGCCACATATATTCACGCAACTCATTGTTAGGAAACAATTGATACATAAATGTATTGATTTCCTCCATTTTAACCTTATCTCTTTCTTCATCCAAACGAATATAATCCATATTCGTACATTTAGATGTATAATCCTCAGGTATTCCATTCCTAAAATTACCTTCGTCAAAATCCATCACACCATTATTGAAACACAGTATATAATTTTTACTATCAAGCAAATTTAGAAAGTCTTTCACATAAAACAAATCTCTTGCCTCTCTCATCGTGCTATTCTTTTTATCTGTTTTTTTAAACGATAGTGCTACCTCAACTATCTTTGCGTTTTTCTTTTTAAGAATATCATATTCAGGTGACTCTTGGTCCATATGACACAATTTAGCACTATTTTCTCGACTTCTTAACATGAAAAGCTCAAATATATCTGTTGATATATAATTTCTCAATGTTACAGCAGAATCAATCTCAAACCATCTCTGGTCCTTATATTCATACCAAATGTTGTTTTTAATGCTTACACAAATAAATCTATCTTTATACCATTGATATAAAACATTCGCCTTATCGTAGTCGGATTTTGTTTCTACCGTTTCATCTATATAATATTTTATGTGTTGTCTTTTTTTTTCTTCGTATTCACTGGTAGCGTCTTGTTTAGCCCAAAAATATATTGATTTATCGGTTAATGCATCGTCATTTACAACACTAAATGTTGTCCACATTCTCCATAAATCTACGGCACCCGTCCAATTAAAATCACTGGATTGAGAACTGAATTTTAACCAAGTTATATACAATTTAAAATCTGTATTACGAAGAGCCCATCCTACACGAATCCATTTATCATAACTGCCAGGACCCCAATACTTTTTAGGCAATATCATTGTGTAATCATGGATTTCCTTTAATTTATAATCTTTTGGATTATTTACACAATCTAAATGTAGCTTTTCTAATGCTTGATCCAACTTTTCTTCTGATGATATCTCAGCGTAATTAATCAACACATTTTGATTATTAACCTTCAATACCTTAGGTTTTTTTACTTTTTTCTCTTGGTTTTCATATTCTTTTCGTACCTCTTCTTTCATTTCACACAATTCATAATTATGTTGAACGGATAGCTCATTCAATTTATTATCATAATCAAATTTAGCAATGTCTAACATTTTAATACTCCACTCGTCTATATTACTATCATATTGACACTCATAATGATATGTTAATTGATATGCTTCATGATTCGGCTTCCGAGAACCATACAACTGCCAATTCGTCGTTGAATGACTCACGCCTTCATCTATAACCGAGGACCAATCATTTATTAATACCTCATCCAAGTCTTCGCATACATTTGCTATCTGTTTTAATACCTTATTTCTCAAAATCACTTTTAATGATTTTTTTATAGAAACTCCAATCAAAATATGAATACCATCTTTTGTAACATCCAATGTATCATTTACCGATGGTTTTTCAAAAACATAAATATTTAATGTCTCCGGCAGTTTTACTATCTCATTTAATTGAGAAATATATAAATCTACTATATTATCTATGTCCGTCTCTGTATGTTGACGCTCGTCTATTTCTTGATTATAGCGAAAATCTAAATCTATTGCAACCACACCGTCCGCGTTCTGTTTTTCAGTTAAATATTCACATTTACTTTTAATTGCCTTATTATAAAGTTGATAAAATATAGGTTTGTCTTTTTCCAATATCTCATAAGAACCACCTGTAATATTATCTGTTTTACTACCAATCCTTGTATGTGTAATTTTACTTTTATCTTTTACACGATGTTTACGTAGGAAATCAGACAAGTCTGTATAACTGGTTGCCATTTGCTTATAATATAAGAAGTAAATAATTTTCATATCAATTTTATTTATCTATAATACAATATAAATATAATTCTATATATAACCTTATGGATAATGTAGCAATTGTATCTAAAGAAACATTCAAAAGAATTGTAAAAGATGTGAAAGACCTAACAAAAGAACCCTTAACAGAACAAAACATATTTTACCAACATGATGAAAATAATATTCTAAAAGGATATGCTATGATAATTGGTCCAAAAGATACATGCTATCATAATGGGTTCTTTTTTTTTGAATTTAATTTTCCTTACAATTATCCATGGGCACCACCAAAGGTATTATATAATACCAATGATGGTACAACTAGGTTCAACCCTAATCTATATAGAGATGGTAAGGTATGTTTATCCGTACTAAATACGTGGAAAGGAGAACCATGGTCAGCTTGTCAAACAATTAAATCTATTTTATTAATACTACAAACAGTGTTAAACAATGAACCATTATTAAATGAACCAGGTGTTTCTAAAGAACACCTCGATTTTAATTCTTATAATGAATTTATAAAATTTAAAACATACGAATATGCACTTTTTTATCAATATCTAAAAGATAATAACCAATTTGAAATATTTAGAAATGATATGAAAAATTATGTTGTAAACAACAAATCTAACATTATAGAAGAACTTAAACTACTTAATACCGACATAAAAAAAAAATATGATACTTATAATCCAGTTATTAAAGTAAGAATATATTGTCTTGACACCGTTATTAATTATGAAACATTAATTCAAAAAGAAAAATATTTAATTTAAAATTGAATAAAATTAAATATTTATTACTATAAGTATACATAATGAACTTTTGTAGTAATTGCGACAATATGCTTTTTATTAAACTATCAACCGAGGAATCAAACACTCTTGTCAACTATTGCAGAAATTGTGGGAATGAAGAACCCACAACCGCGGAGAACCTTTGTGTATTTAAAAATAATGTACAAAAAAATGACACTAAATATCAAAATTTCATTAACGAATTTACGAAACTTGATCCTACACTACCACGTATAACCACTATCAAATGTCCTAATAATGAATGCCCTTCTAATACAGATGATGATAAACATGAAATTATTTCTGTAAGATATGACGATAATAAACTTAAATATGTATATTTATGTTGTGCATGTGATCATATTTGGAAAATTAATTAATATAATATCTCCAAATCACTTAATTTCCAATATTCCATACCACCATTAGGTATAGGTCTTTTTATTATAAACGGTAGTTTTTTTTGCTTTATTTCTATTTGTGCTATTAAATATCCATCTAATACTTCTTTGTCTATTTTAACAAATGGAGATGAACCCTCATTTATTTGTTTCGCTCTTACACCTAGTATTCTTGTATATTCATACTTTGTCAATATAGGCAATGTTTTATGTAATTCATCTACAACAATACCATCACTATCCCTTGTAATACTACTCAATGAACGCACCTCGTCGTAATTAATACTAATTTCCTCTGGATGATATTGTTCCACATAATTTACTTTTAAATCATCATCGAATTTATTTAAATAATCTATTTCATCTTCCTCATTATTATCCTCATCATAATCATCGTCATCATCATCGTAACCCATCATATCCATATTAACACCAGCAGGCTTTATATTATCATTTTCATCCATATCTTCATAAGCTTCTGCATCTTCATCCCCATCTTCATCTTCATCCGCATCCGCATCAGCATCCACATCCGCGTCAGCATCCACATCCGCGTCAGCATCCACATCCGCGTCAGCATCCACATCCGCGTCCACATCCGCATCCACATCTAGTTCATCATCATCATCATCATCTATAACCTGTTCATTCTCTTCATCATCAATTTCATTTATATCTTTTGATTCTTCCATTTAATAATTATATATATAATTATTTTTAATTCAATTTATTTAGCATTTCCATCTATTGCCACAATCTATACATTGAACATAAGTTGTCATTGGTTCATCTGCTGAACGGGTTTGCAACTGATAATAACTACATTTATTTGATCTACATTTACGACATGTAAAATTATCAGTTGTGGCAGTTATTGTACCATTGAATTTACTATCATCCCTTTTTCTCTTTTTCTCCAAAAGTTCCGTCCATAATTCCGGACACATCTCTAAATGTGTCATAAATCCTATCTCGTGCGCTTTAATATCTTTACTTTTAACTCTACTCAATAAATCATTATTGTTATTTAAATTTAAATAAACCTTTCTCAACGTAGAAATATAAATCTCTACAAAATATATATTATCCCATTTCTTTACTACCTTAAGTGTATTTGCTTGTTTCAATGATGCGTTAAATATTCCCTTTTCTAAATTTGTGGTTATTTTATTATTATTAATTATTTTATTTAATTTATTCATTATATTACCTCTAAATAATTCGGGGTTATCTATTTTAGACATATTAACTAGTTATAATAACATATATTTATATCTTATCAATTTATTAATCCTCATCCGAATATTCATATTCCTCTTCATCTAATTCAGAATCATAAAAATTACATAATTCATCCTCATCATCTTCTACCACAAAACCATCTTTAAGATAACCATTACTTGTTTTATATTCCTTAGAAATATTTGCTAACTCGTCTATTTCCATCTCATCTTCCTTTGCCGTATCCGCCAAATCTTCAAACCCTCCGTACAATTTGTCATATATTACCAACCATTCCTCTTTACTTAAATCAATCAAATTGTTGTCTTTATCTTTACTCACTAAGGCCAAATTTCCAAAATATAAATCGTTATCAACAGGTGGCGGCATTTCATATTTATTTTCCATTTTAGGTTTGCCATCTATCTTACCATACAATTCTATATGATATTTATTTTTTTTTATTTCTACATTCCACGTATTTCTTAACTCAAACCCTTCCTCTTTTCTATAATTGCATTTTTTATATAAATCATTTATGGTCAATTTCTTTACATCCATATCTGTAATTTCACCTGTTTTATCTACTATCACTATTTTTACCATTGATAACAAACTATAATAAGAGTTTAAATAGTTTACAATTATTTATTTAATTGATATGAAATTATACTTTAAAAATATTGAACTCAAAAATATAATCAAAAATGAATTACTTAAAACAAGCATAACTAATAAGTCTATGTTTTATGCTAACGAAGGCATTTTTACCATCGAAAAAAACAATATATACCGTATTGACTATATTAATGATGAAATTATTAATTATAAAAATTTCTTAAATGATATGGATGCTATATTCGATAATACCCTTATAAATAAAGAAAGAGTATTTCAATTACCTAATAAACATCATCCATACATCTATAAAGAATATGTAATTAAAACTGCTGATAATGCTGAAATTGCATTAGTAATAGAAGTAACAAACGATATAATTACCGATCATTACTTCTTATTAAATAACAATGATATACACAATCAGTTTATTAAAGATGATATAATTAAGTTATTATCATACATTAAGTAATATTTAATTATATTATTATGAGCATTATAAAAACTGCTATTTTATCTTTTACTTTTATTTTCTTATTTCATAATTTATACCTATTTTTTAAAGATAATTTGACTGTTCCAAAAGTTAAAGATTTAGTCGCCACCACGGACGAAAAATATAATGATATTCTTAGCGTCATTAACAATGATGAAGATAAATCTGCTTCAAAATTAACCGATAATATAAATACAGATGAAATGAAAAATGAATTGAAAGATTATATCAAAAATATATCTGTAAATAATCAAATGCCTAATGATACAACTAATATCATTTAGGTATAGACACTTCTTTTAATATCTCTATCTTATGTTTTTCATCTATTTCTTCATAAACTTTATGCGATAAAATCATATATTCTTCAATTAATTTATCATCATGTTCCCAACCTGGATGAATATCTTCCCACTCTTTTATTAGCTTTATATACTTGTGTTGTAGCTGTTTATCACTTTTATCAATAAGAAATTTTACCTTATTGTCGTCTTTTTCCCACTCTTCAGCATTTTTTATACACAATTTACGCCTTTTTTGATCTAAACAATGTATAGGCCTTTTATATACACCTAATTCATTTATTTTATTACAAACCGCACTTGTTATGCTCTTTGTAATATTTGTATTCGTCAGTTCTTGTAAATTACTTAACTCAAACTCTATAGAATTTATAAATTCTGTCCAATTAATTGCATCCTTACATTCTTCATTCAAAAACACATTTAAATTAAATGTATTATTTGTAGTATTTCCTATTTTCGGTATCAATTCTGATATCTGCTTATTCTGCTCTACTATTATATTCTGTAATTCCTTATTCTTATCTAACATATCTATTAACATTTCGTCCTTTTCTCTTGAACATACATCAGTTGATTTTGTATCTATATTTTTGCATTTCGCTAAATGTTTCGATAACCCTGACCTATATTTGTAACATCTTTGACAATAATCACACGTAAATGTATTTTTGGGGTTTTTTGGGGTTTTTTGGGGTTTTTTGTTATCCATTTCTTGGCGTCGGTGTTTTTGCGTCTCACAATGTCTTTTATAGTCCTTCAAATTAACACTTTTAAAGTCACATATTTCACATGTGTAAAATCTTGGGGTTTTTGTGTTATCCAAATTATCCATTTGTTATCCATTGAGAAAATATTCTTATATCATTAATTTTTAATGAAAAAAATATATGGTAACAAAAAATAAATATAGGTTTTTTCGTTGAGAGCATTATGCTCTCAACCCATTTTTCTCAATTTTTTCTAATTCTTGTCAGTAGTTTTCTATTTTGGACAAATATATTTGTCCATTTTGTATATTTTACTTTTAAAAATTAGAAAACTACAGAATATATATCTGTTACTGACTAACCTAAAATACCATATTATTTTATATTATATACATTGTATATCTAAGTGTATATAGCAAATTTCATGCTCCCTACATAAAAATCCTGGAAAAGAAAAACCTTAATTTCATAGAATAATATATTAAACATAGAATAATATATTAAACATATAAATATATATAATAGAATGATAAACCAAAGCATATTGAGAGCATTACCCGAAATAGAACTTCCTTATGAATATATTACACATAAGGAGGCTCATAGTGAATTTTACACAGCGATACCTTTTGGTAAAAAGTATCTAGTCTGGTTTACATATATAGGAAACAATAATGTTTGCATAACCATGGAAATAAACATTAAAAATCTGAGAATATACAATTTGACCACGGAACCGGAAGTCTGTAGTTTTCATTCGGAGTTATCATATGGAACGATATTCTATGGAACTATCCAAAAAAGTAAATAC